AAGCTGATGTAGGATGAGAGTAATTAGACCATAATTGAGTTTTTACATTCTCCTCTCCTTCTGAATCACTTAACATTTCTAAACCATTAGCAAAATTCTCATTAGCCAAGTCAAAGAATTCCATATCTAATGTTTCTGTCTTAACAAAATCAGCATTTATATAATATGTAATTTTATTGAGAATACTTTGCTGAGTAATACCTGCCTGAATATCTCCTATAATATTATTGGGTTCCCACCACCAACTATAATTCTTTGATTCAGCTAAACTTGGGAAGAAACTAATTATAAAAGATATTTTGGTTGGTTGTCCTAATTGATCCCACAGACTTGGTAACTGATGCCAACCATCAGATCCAGGTATAATTTGGACCATAACAGGATCAGTTAAATTTATATTTTCACTAATTGACCAAACATTATCTTTATTACCATTAACACTTACATCAAAATCATTTTTAATAATAATATCTTCAGAATAAGTATCAGATAACCCCCAAAATATATTACCTTGAGGATCTTTCATTTCCCCTAAGTAAGAACCTGCTCTGGGACCATCATTAACCCTCAGGAGAAAACCCGTAATTATCGTTTTTATATTAGATAAATCTCTCATACCAGACTGCTTAAAATCTATGGTCAATTCTGTAGTTACCTTTTCTACAAAATCAGGGTTGTCTACATAATTCTCAGGAAGATTAAAGGTAAAATTAAAACAGTAATATAAACCAGAAGTCATAATAGTACTATCTTCTGGATGAGTCCAATAAATATATTTACCTATTCCACGAAAAGAATTACCTATTCTAAAAATAGTATTTTCAGTATGAATATACCACGTCCTCAAAGCTAAAGAACCGGCAGAAGGAAAAGATTCTGCCGTAGTAAGCATAGGTATTTTAAAATCATTAAGTATGAAAGTATCAAATTGCTTATCCTTCAATTGTAGTATTAACTTCTTTAATCCACTATCATACTCTATTACCTGACTGGACTCGGTATATTTAAAATCCCCATCTTGTTTATTATATTCTTGTTTTAAACTTGGAGTAGCTACTCCGGTAGCTATGGCACTGTCCCAAATATCTTCAAACTTTACCCAATCACCATTACGAGTAACATCGTCTACACGTTCTAATATTATTTGACTCCTAATTGAATAATATAAATGAACTCCAAAAGATTTTAGAATCTTGTTTAATGCATCATAAGTATTATCATAAGAAATAGTATCACTATAAAACATATTATTTTGTCCATACGTCTGTTCAAGGAAAGTAGAATTAGCATCATTTGCCATAGTGGTTTCAAACAATGTATTATTAACAAATAAAGAACCTGTTAAACCTATCTTTTGAATCATCTCCTGTAACATTTCCATAATACAGGTACTCTCTCCTACGGCAGATAAACAATCCAGTAGATCATTCTCCATACGATGTAAATAGTCAGTGAACTGTAAAGTAATATTTGACCAAGGCAGAAATTGCTGTTCGTTTAGATCACATATTGAATATCCTGAGAATACTAAAAAAGTATTATATATAATATCACATCTAAATTGCTTTTCGGTAGAGGTTAATAAATCCTCCAAACTATTAAACGCCCCTTCATTTATAATGTTTATTTTTGCCCCTGTACCTATAATAGGAGTATTCTCATCTTCATAATTTACTTCTATTTCTACAGACTGAGTACGTACTTGCTTTACATCCCCACCATAACCTGCTTTGGAAATTTGTACTGAAACAAGAGTCCCATAAATGTTGTAAAAATCCGATTGATATTTGAGTCCGTATTCCATTAGTATATACTATTTTTCTTGGTTGCTTTTCTTAATATACCTGTAAGTTCATCTTGTCCTATATGAAACACAACCTTACCATCCCAGTTATCCTTTCTCTTAAACATATTATTTAATTTACTAAGTGGTATAATAGTTTCTCCAGATGTCAACATAGAAGGATATGTATCATTTGGATATCCAGGAGGAACAATACCACCTTTAGCTCGTAAACCAGGCATGTTCATTTTAAATCCAGGTAAACCTGTTAATTTTGGTGTAGTAACCATTGCAGGACCACCACCCATTACTGCCTGTAATATTTTTAAGGCAACACTCATCATAAGTTTTTGTACCAACATCTCTATAATCCTGGTAATCATATTCCTCATTATACCTTTTAAAACATCAGACATATTCTTACCTCCTTCTATTATAGAGGAATAAAAATCTTGGAAGGCACTACCTAGAATATCCAATGCACTTTGAACATCTTCTATTAGAACCATTTGTTTTGCAAGGCCTAAAAATTCTTCCGATTTACCCTTATTATGAGCAGAAAGCCATTTCATTTGATCTTGTATAGCAGATAATCGTGCAGATAATATCTCCGTTCCTGTAGCCGCCTTACCTGTTACATTATACATGTCGGAGAGGTATTGTAAATTTTCAACATCTGGAAGTGTTATTTGTTTTCTTTCTAACTTATTAATATTCTCTAAAAGAGTATCAAGAGAGGTGGTACCCGTAGGATTTTTAAGATACTCTTTTAAGACATTTTTTGCTGTCTCTAAATCAAAATTAACAAGTTCTATCTGTGCTGCAAGTGTATTATATTTTCTTGCCTGTTTCTCCAAAGTGTCATGTTGTCTCAAGGCATCCAAAGCCTTAGATGCAGCTGTTTCCTCTTTCATATCACCCGTCAATCCTACAATTTGCATTCTAAGGGCAAAGGCAACAAAACTATTTTTACCAAAAGTCTTCTCCAACAGTTGTAAATCACCTGTCAGAAGATCTATTCTATCCTGAAGTAATTTAGCCTTCTCTGTATGCTCATTAAATAAATTACCTAGAAGTTCTCCTTTTATACCAACCAAATCTAATTGCCTATTAAATTGATCTAATCGAGCATCATTTAATTGTTTTACCCAACCTTCTATTGTGGTAAGAGCTCCTTTAATATAATTAATAAATTTATTAGACTGTTGTTTCTTCATTTTCTCGGTTAGATCCTCTATATACTTTGTCAACGTAGAAATACGCTCTGACGAGGCATCATATGTTCCGAGTAATGTTTTAGACTTGGCATCTATTATACCAAGCTCTCTCGCCAATTCTTTAGACATGATTACCACTCTAGGATCTATTGTAATTTTTTTATAAGCATCTGCAGCCGCTATTGCAGATTCTTCATTTCGTTTTTGTACCTCTGTTAATTCTTGTGTTATACCATGTGTTCTCACCACCGTATCATATATGACTAATTGTAAATCATACATAACTTTCTCCATTTCTTTTGCACGTGTCTTTAAATCAGATAGTAATGTCTGTTTAACCATATTACCAGTAATAACATTTCCTAATGCTCCCCCGTATGTTTTGGCTGGTGTATTTTCTACTGATATTATGGTGTCTAAAAGTTTATTATATTCTATCTGATAATTTTCTAATGATCTTTTAGCCTTGTCCCAAACTTCATAGGCAGTATCTGCTGTAAAATTACTAAAATCCGTAGGTTTAATATCTAACAAATTAACCATCTCCTCATTAATTAATACAAGAACTTCTTTTAATGGAAAGAGCTCATTTACCACTGCTTTTACGGACTTACTCATAGACCAAAAAGCAGCCCCCATTGCCATTAATACCAAAACAATAGGATTCCAAGCATTTGCCGCCATTGCTATTCCTAAGGCCTTAAAAGACATCCACAAACCCTTTACCGTAATTGTAAGATTAGTTATAGGAGTTAATAACCATATAAAAGCCCTAATTAATGCAGGAATTATATTTGCCTTGAGAAAACCAAATACCAACCATAAAGGACCAGAGACTGCTAAAAGACCTGCAAACTTTAAAGTAAGTTTCTTCAACGTAGGACTTAAATTATCAAACCATTGGGCAGTATCTTTTAAAGCCTGAGATACCCAATTTAAGGCAGGTACTACAACACTCTTTAATGTATCACCAAATTGTATTGCAGAAGATTGCACTAAGGCCAGAGCTCTATTCCATTTACGTTCCAATGTATTTGCTCCTTTTTGAAAGGCTTCCGTGGCATCCCCTGTAGAGTTTTTTACCCGCTTCATTACCTCCTCATTATACTCTAAATTTTCCCCCATCAGAGATAAAACACCAATTAAAGCACGTATATTTGGAAAAATTTCACCAATAACATCCTGTCCCCATTCCCTGGATAAATCTCTTATCCTTGTTAATGCCGCCATCAAACCCTTTTGCCTTAATATATCCCGTAACTCCTGAGCGGATGTTCCTATATTTTCCATAGCCTCATCTACACCCCGAGATGGATCTAATAGTTGATTTAAAATACCACGTAAATAGGTAGCAGAGTTGGCCGCAGATGCTCCAGTAAGTGTCATTGCAGCCATTGCACCTGCTACCTGATCAAAACTTACTCCAAGTTCTGCAGCCATTGGAATTACAGAACCTATTGTACGGGCAAAATCAGTAGCCTCTCCTTTCCCTTCTCGTACTGCGGCTACCAATACATCCATTGCTGTTGAGGCATCTAAACCAGACTTACGATAGGCATTCATTGCAGAGGTTACAAGATTAGCAATATCTTTTGTATCACCTAATCCTGCCGCAGCCCCCATGGCAGATTGTTGAACAATTTGTAGAGCCTCTGCTCCTTTAAAACCAGAAGAAGAAACAAAATACATAGCCTCAGCTAATTCTTTTGGACCACGTGTTACAATAGGAGCCATATTCAATAATTCTTCGGACCATCCTTTAACAGAATCCGCAGAAGCTCCTGTTAATGCTATAATCTTAGTCATAGAAGATTCATAGGCTGCAAACGTGGTAGCCACAGCCTTTCCAAGCATTGTCAATGGTACAGTCAACATCATGGTAGCACGATAACCATAACTATAAAAGTTCATCATCTTACGACCAGACTTTTCAATATTATCTGCACTTTTGTTTGCTTTATCTACCATGCCCTGCATAGACTGGGCCATCAGTAATTTTGTCTTATATAATTGACTGGCATCAATGCCCAGTGTTACCACCAGATTGCCTAACAGAATGCTTGCCATCTTTTAATTTTGTTTCTATTGGTTTGGGTTGAATACCTACTTTCGTTTTCTTTCTATTTTGTATATTAGCTAATTGCAAAAGAGTTTTTTTCATATCAGTTACACTTTGCCTCTTTACCTCCTGTGGGGCTTTAATATCCCAATTTAACATAAATTCATTTACTGAAACTAATGAAGACTCTTTTTTCCCTCCTTGTCTAATAGCAATATTTGTTATTAATGCCGCCATATAGGACATTCTAAAATCATCTCTCCAAGAACCTATTGGGTCTAACCTATCATAGGCCTCCCACTCACTTATTTGTTCTGAGGTTAGCTGATCCAGTAAATAATCTGGATGAGGGTAACCTAATTCTCTACAGAGTCTGAAGTAGAATTGCCGTCCTGGACGGCTTCGGAGTTTTTTACCATTGCCTCCTTATCCTCTTCAGTTATCTTATTTATCTCCTGTGCCTTTGCTACAATTTTATCTAATGTAACAGCACTCATATTTTTACTCAATGTAGCAACATCTTCTGGTAGGAGAAGTGGTTCACCCTCTTCATTACATGCAGTTGCCACAACAAGTTTTGCACGAAAATCTTCTAAAGTTTGTTCAAAGGTTTCAATTTGTCCTTTTGCATTTTTCACCTGTTTTAGAAGAGATTGCTCAAAATGATCTCGTGTACGACCAGACATTTGACGCACAAAAATAAATTCACCATCTGCCAAATTTACTCTTTCAATTTTCACTTTCTCCTTTGCCAGGAGTTGATTACGATTAAGTGTCATAATTATTACCTCCAATTAATTATTAAAAAATAAACCCTTGATTAGGATTTTTTAAATTTACGAACCAGAATTCAATAATACCTCTCCAGTGACTTTAATATTTACATCCGATGTAATTTTATCATCAGTTGGAATAGATAACGGACATTCTGTAACTATACCACTAAAAGAAACTGTGGTCCCTTCAGAATCAGGTAGAGTGATTATAAATTCATGAAGATCCTCATCATTATAGGCAGACAACATAGATGAATAAGAAGTCGCCGTAAAATTCATGTTAAGTGTAACCTGTCCACCATCTCGGAATCCTGCGATGAATTCCCTGTAACCTCCAGTCGAATCTAATGAAGTGACATCTATCTGATCTCTCGTCATAGTTGGACCGGAAATTGTAATAACCTCCGCAACGGGTGTTCCATCCATTTCTATGGTTGTCCCTACCCCTGCTACTGCTTTACTCATAATTTACCTCCTTTGTAAATTAAAATTAATAATAAATTTAGCTAATTCGTTATCATCCCATGACAATAGAGCTGGTCCACTGATACAGAATATAACGGTATATAATGTTCCATTCCACGTCTCACTTGCCCGGCCGTGTAAAGATAACATTATTTTGAGTGCCAAATCCATCCCAGCACGATAGTCTTCATTCCTAATTCGTATTTGAACGGATTCATAAAGATATGCCTCACCCTGCCCTGCCAAGGTTAGTTGAGGTGCTAAACCGTAAGAATCATATACGGTTACACAATTTGGTGGCTTGGTTGGTTCTTTTCCAACAAACAAATTCTCTTTTATTTCAAGTCCCAAAGAGCTTTCAGCCATTAACATATCTGCAATATCAACACTTGTAGCATTCATATCTTAAATTTTGGTGTATGACCTTCTATTTTTGCATATTTACCTACAATATAAAAAATTTGATTACGATTATTATTTATTGCAGCCTGAAACCATTTTGGACCAGCACCTGGTCTCTGAAAATGCATTCCTTCAGACTCATGAATAAAAAGGGCATAATAAGCACTATATCCCATAACTACCATCATTGGACTGGTGGCGGCGGTTGCCCGAGCAGCTACTATTGCAATCGAATGATCTCTGGACATCCGTCCAGACAAATTTGCTTTTTTACCTTCACGTCCTGGACGATTCTTAAACTTGGCAACCTTACCATCTTGTACTCCTTTTTTTGAAGCAACAACAAACCAACTGGCTCGTAAATTACCTAGATCAACTGGAGTTAAAGGAGGCCTTTTTTCTGTTTCAACACGTATATATGCCGCAGCCGCAATAAGACCAGCCATACTTGTATTTTCTATACTAAGAATTGCTCTATTCAAATTACGCATAATAATATCCATCTGTTTGTTTACCAAACCTGGTTTAATAGAACGACCTCCTGTTTGTAAAGTACCTGCCATATTCTTAGGTTAACCAAGGTGTTAAATATGCAATTCGCAAAATATCTGTTGGATCCAATAATGAAGGAATCCTTTCAAACCTCTTAATTATAAAGGCACCATTTACTGATTTTGGATGCTCCTCCTGATCTGAATCTAGATCTATTAACGGTCCGAGATAAAGCATACCATCTCGATGCAAATCCTGAGTCACATACACAATAGAACGGGACATATCATTAAATCCTATAATTGCATTTCCTGCCACCGTACCCATAATCTGTTGTATATCTTCCCAACGGCATTCTATTTCAATAGGGGCATCATAGGTAATGGATCCATAGCCATCTTCCTGAGGATTACCCCAATACACAGCCTTTTGTGTACAATACCTTGCTAATAATGCTGAAATACTCATTCATCAAATTGTTTAATGGTATAAATACTTGCAATTTTTCTACCTGCCGAGGCTATCTTACCTGTTGTATCCAACATTAAAACCATCTCACCATAAGATGTAGCATGCAAACCTGTTCCATATTTATTTGCATAATCTATTTCTGCAGCCCCTACCTTCTCACGAGAGATATTTTTTATTTTAACACTGGCTATAATATGAGCAACAAACCATTTTTCAATATCTTTCAATGTTGATTCAGATAATCCAGAACCTGTTAAAGTTCTTGTTATAAATAAATGTGCCGTAAGAATATAAGGATCCATCTGTTCGGATGTTAATGAACATCCTTCCATTATTTCTAATACCTCTGCTGGTGTTACGTATGCCATTGTTCTTTCCTCCTACTTTTAATTAACATTGGGTCAATTGTTTCCACTATTTTACTGTTCCATCTTAGACCTAACCATTCAAGTGTTTCATATATCTGTTGATAATCACCAGTAACCATACGTTCTGGCCATATCTGTTTACAATTTACACCTGCCGTAATTATTTCAACAAACTTCTTTTCATATTGGTGGGACCACCACCTCCAACCCTCCTCCTCCGTTAAAACTCTGGCTCGTATTAAATTTACAGGATCCTTAAAAGTCTTCATATATCCAGTTTTCATGCAGGATTGAATTATATCCCCCGTTCTTCTTCTTACTATAATCCAGCGAGCATTTGGAAAAGCATAATGCCAAACAGGCCACATCTGTACTATTTTTGAACTTTTACATAACCAAGGGCCTTTCTTATATCCTTCATCATCTAATATTTGCATAATTTTAACATTCCAATCTACTGGAATATTTTGATTATTTGTTTCTGGTAATAACTCCCCATTTCTACTTTCATATAAATAATTATCCATTAAATTCTTAATCCTCTTATTTTCATACATTGTAGAAACCAATCCAATATGAACGTGACAGATATCTAATATCTTTGCTATCAGAGAACTTCCTGACCTCTCTACTCCTGTTATAAATATAGGTTGGTTCATAAGTAATACATATAATCATCCCCAATTAAAATCTTTAATGATTCAAAATCTGGATCCGGATTCATCTTCAATTCCATCCTATGCCCCATTCCTATACCTGCTCGTCCAGGTAATCCTTTTATTCCAATTGCTAAATCCTTGCCATTAAATAAATTTACCTTTCTTTTAATTACTTGTCTAAAGAAATTCATATCAATGTATCCTCGTCCTATTTTACAAGTTTGTTTAAAAATAGGTAATACCTCTGGTGTAAAAGCTACCTGGAATAAACTTGCATGCTTCCAATTCCCATTTCTTATCCAACCTCTACAAACAGGATTATAATAAATAGTGTACATTTGTCCAGCTACATCATAATCTTTTATCTTTTCCATCATTGTACTTAAATATTGAGGACAGTAATAATCATCATCCTCAATGATAAATATAACTTCAATATCATACTTCTTTACTTCCTCTATACCTACTAATAGATTACGAGATTGAGTATTCTGTCCTTTCTTCCACGACGGCTTTGGAAATAGCTTTATTACTTCCCATCCATCTCGAGCTATATTATCAGTAGATACTGGCATTACATCATCAACTATTACCCATAGGACCTTCCCTTCATAATCCTGACGTTTCATAAATTTCGAGCAAAGTTCAATTTGCTTTGGTCTTCCTCCTGTTGGTGTAATAAGAGCTATCATTTATTCCTATTTATTACAATAATACCTTCAATATTAACATCCTTGAGATCAATCTTATTACTTGCTAAAACAGTAGCAGGAACATCAGTCATTCCCACTGGATGAAACTCAATCCAATATTTAAACTCTTTACTAAAATTTCTTTTCTCTTCAACAACTCTTCCGAAGAAGTTCATAACTGCTGAATATTCAGTATCGTGTACTACAATATAATCAGCTATATCCTTATATTTCTTTATTGCAGCTTGCCTCTCTGCCCAATTACCTCCTTGACAATCTACAAATACCAAACCCCATTCAGTGGTATCTTCTTTAAAGAACTCAAGCATTTGGAAACTGCTCATTAAAACTAAACTGTGATTTTCTGATCTTAAATGAGTAAAACGAGATAACCAGTGAGGATGGCTTTCAATGGTCAGGATCCTATTCTTTGTAGCTTCATGAATCTGTACGGTTGAGCTTTCCCCAGCACCAAGTTCAAGTATAGGTTTAGAAGTATGCTTAACCGCATATAATAAACCTAACTGATGGGATCCTCCTTCTCTTATACCAAAATAACCTTTCTTCATATCATTTTACTCCATCTTTGTAAAGTACTTAAACCTTGTTCATATGTATAAAAAG